TTCTGATCTGACAAACCAAAAGACCACCCGAACTCATAGGCTTCGTCCTGCAAGCAGGGGCTATGCGACCCGGTGGTCTTCTGTTGGTGTTGTTACTTATTTGGTTTACCACTGTGGGAGGCAGTGGCAAATGATTTATACATCTAACGCCAGACGTGCACCACTTTTTGTTCGTGCGCTGGATTCTCCTCGATGCGATAGGAAACGATTCCATCGAGCGCCGGATGAATCATCAAGACTGCACCATCCTGATGCAGACGCTCGAGAATCTCATGCTCACTCGCTTTGAGTAACCACAGAAGTCCTTCAGGCTTCTCTTCTACCCGAGTAATTGCTGGTTGATTTTCAGTTGATTTTCTTGCCATATTCGTTCGCGTTCGCGCTCCATATCTAGTTCGATGTGATGATTTGTGTGACACCTGGTGCAAAGAGTGACGAGATCTGACATGTTCTCTGCGCCTAATCGTTCGTACGTATTATGGTGGCATTGCAAAGTCTCAGTCGAACCACACGCCTGACACTGATTATTATCGCGCTCTAGAACAGCTGCGCGAAGTTTCTTCCATTGTGCCGATTCCATATACCGTCGATGATAATGCCACCATTCATCAAATCGTGCGCGCACGTATTCTTTGTAAAGTCGCACGTATTCCACATGTAATTGTTGGTTTTCAAATCTAATTTCATTATGTGGATCACTTCGAATCTGCGAAGTTAGTTGGTCATCATCTGGTGGCACGACACCTGTACTCATCGCTACTAGTGCATCACGTTTTTTCATGGTGCTGATTCGACGTGCACAGATAGTGCATCGGACATAGTAGTGGTTACGACCAAGCGCATCTATCTTCTGTGTCATCACAAAAGACTCATGGATACACTCGATAAGTTTTGGATATACCGGCTTGTGTTCCTTTTCCCATGCTTCCAGGTATTCGGCATAAGGAGGAAGGTCTACATGTGGCATGAGATCGCCGAACTTCACGACAGCGCCTCCATCGTTATCGGCATATGTTCAAGCATGATGTTCTGGATGCTCTGTGCGATGTTGCGATGCTCGAGCTGCGTGTCTGCACCTGTTCGCAGCTGCACATAATGAATCCAGGAACGAATGGTCCCTGACATGTACATCGTGGTCGGAGTGCAAAGCGGAAGCACCATGCGAGCAGTCTCGGCAGCGATTCCATTTGCCATCAGATCGCGATAGACATCGGTGCAAAACTCGATGGCAGAACCAACCAAATACAGCGCGTCCTGCTGTTCTTTGGTCAGTTCTTCCACCTTTGGTAGTGGGAGGCTTGATTGGCGATTGTGAGCGCCAGCGAGGCGCATCGCTGGGACCTCGATGTCCTCGACCACTGTCGCGTATCGCTGAGAAAACTCCTGAAACGCGAAGGAGCGGTGTCGAAGAATCTGAGCTGCAATCGCACGCGTGGTCTTTATCTCGACGCACATCGATGCTTGTTCGAAGATGCTCCAGTGTCCGTGACCGACACAATACCGAAGCAGTCGCGAGACGTCCGGATTGTCCTGGTTCGATGGGTTCGAGACTCGAGCACAATACCCGATGACCTTTTCGGCATCGGGTGTTATCCATACTAGTTTTGTCATAGAGTGTTTGCCTTAACTGGCAGTTTGCTTACAACCTTTTCTGCCATATCTTCAAACCTGTCTATCGGTCTTGCGTGACCATCATAAACAACATTGTCCCAAACTACCTTTTTAGTTTTTGCGTCATATGATCCACATTCCCAGTCATCTGCTGTCAGATCATGAATGTCAGAGTAAATACAGTTGCTTGGATAACCTGATGGGCCAGTGATCCATTGATGTGTTTCATCAGATGCAATCCGAATAAACTTACCCTTTTCACGCCTAATCGCTTTGCCATTCAACAAAGCACATATAGCCCTATCGAATGTCATCGTTTGACCTTTTCCTTCTGTCTCTCAGCTTCTGCTTTCATATTGAAATCACTCATGAGAGAGAGAGACTTCGCCAGGAACAATCGTGTGTAACGTCCATATGATGGCCATGCGGCATTGATTTCTTTCCATGCCATTGAATGCCATTCGTGTAATGGAATCCTGTCCTTCATGTCATGACAAGCGGAACAGCACGGAACAATGTTCGTGCCGCCGTTTCGCTCAGGTATTGGCATGTGATCGCCAGCCTTTTTCGCAGAGTGACAGAACATCGCTCCACAGTAGAAGCACTCCGATGTCATGCGTTTGGCTCCTCTTCACCGAGGACAAAGTGCGACCCGTTGTGGTATCCCGGTATCGGCTTCGGTGTTGGCGCAAGTTTGCGAACAGTGTTCTGTGGTGGTGGTCCCGGCTTCAGCTGTGGACGTGCCTGTGGTTGTTGTCCTATCGCGCCATTGCCATCATCATCCTCGTCAGATGCAAGCGACAGCAGTGCGCTGAGGCTGTAGCGTCGACCATACGACAGTGCGCTGCCGATTCCGTGGCTGGTCTGTTGCATCACTGGCACCTGCACGACTCCAGCGATCCACTCGCCTGAGCTGTGAATCACGCGACTCTCGACAGTGATGCTGGTCGAATGCTCGCCATCGATGGTGTCCAGCACCGACTGCACAACGATAAGACCATTCTTCGCGAGCACTGGCCGAACGACTTCCATGATGGCATCGAGCGACGTGTACTTACTGCGAAACGCAGGATTCGTGCTGTCCTTCGTGATTGGTTTGATCTCAGCCTGTGCCTTGACCAGCGCTGGCGCGATGGCGCCGATTGTCTCCGACATTGTCATTATCCTAATCCTCCCAAATACAATCCTGCCCGACTCAAGGCATTCCTAAACGCTGTAGTCCAGTTGATGTTCCGTCTGTCGATGATGGCGCCCGACTGCGTACAAGACCGCCAAATAGACACGTCATTGACCACGTGTGTAATTGCTTGTGCAATTGCTGGCCATTCGTCCTGGCGTGTTTTGTACGCTTCGCGGAGACAGTCAAGGACGTGTGCTAGTGCTTCGTACTTCGTTGTTCGAATGGAGCGTGCCCACTCGATCTGTTTCTCGCTTCCGCTCAGCACGACTGGATTCGGCTCGAGGAGTCGCTGTGTCAGTGACCATGCGCGTTCGATGGCAAGTTTGTTCTCACACGCAGCGCAAATCTGAAGCGTCGAGGCCATCATGGCCATTTTGTACTTCAAGTCACCCTGTGAATATCCGACCATGATGAAGGCGGTGTGTCCGCACTTCCACTTCAGGTCAATCCGTTCCTGGTTCATTGTCCTAATCCTTCCGATGTAGCGTCCAACTACACAAACATCCTAGCACGGGTTGACATAATGTGTCAACGTGTGGAATATTGAGGTCATGATTTACGGACATACACAAGTGGAAATCGCTGAGAAGCTCGGCATCCACAAATCAGCCGTCTGTCGGATGCTCTCCGGTGGACATGCTGTCAGGCAGTCGACCATCAAGCGCATCGCTGATGCTATCGGTCGGACTGAATACGAAGTCGCTCAATGGATCCTGTGTAGGCGCATGGGACAAACACTCCCCGAATAACAACAATAGAAGGAATAGGAAAACTCAAATGGACATCAAAGTAACCTGCATCGAATGCAACCGCCCGAACGCTGTGCCTTATGGTCGTGGTCATCGCATCTGCACAATCTGCTCCCAGCGTGAGCTCAAGCGTGAGCGCCGGAAGAAGACACAGCGACGCATCCAGACGCTCGGAGGATTCGTCCTGGTCGTAATGGTTACATGGATGGCGTGTGCGATGGCTCACAGCTGGAACACGCCGAACTCACCAGATCACCGTGCACATCAGGCGATGGCCGCTCGTGACTAAGCGCATCGATACATGGAGCCAGTATCGCTCCAGTAGACTCGCCAGTGGTCAAGAACTCCTCCTTCCACAGGAGGAGTTTTTTCTAGGTCGCATGGTGCAGGCAGGAACCGAGCGAGACATCAAGCGTGCGACCGATGAGCTGATGACGTACAACCAGCGCCTGATCTCCATCATCGCGAAACGCTTCAAGGGACGTGGATGCACTCACGAAGACATGATGACCGACGGAATGCTCGGACTCCACCACGCGATTCAGCGGTACGACCCGAACAAGGGCTACAGATTCAGCACGTATGCCACGAACTGGATTCGACAGGCCATCGGTCGAGGAGTCGAGAATCGTGGCCGCGAGATTCGACTACCTTCGCACGTCATCGCGAAGATCACGCACATCCGCATCTCGCGCCAAGCGTACGTCCTGAAACATGGTGAGTCGCCATCGATGCCGGAACTGCTCGAATGGATACAGTCGCGCATCGATGAGTTTCCGAAGTATCTTCGCCATCAGCTCAAAACTCTGGATGTTCAGTATCTATCCGACATCACATCGATGGAGCGTGTAGACATCAAGTCGCTCGATGAACCGAACGCATACGGTCAGAGTTTCAGCGAATACGTGGCCACCGATACTCCTCAGCCTGGTGATGCTCTCGACCGCGAAGCACTCTACGCGCAGCTGTACAAACTGATGCAACATCTGACAGACCGCGAGATGGCCTGCATCCGGCTACGCTTCGGATTCGATGGTCTCATCGATGGACGCTCGCTCGAGGACGTCGGTCTCCTGGTCGGATATTCACGCGAGCGCATCAGGCAGATACAGTCGCGAGCGCTCGAGAAACTTCGTGGATTGCCTGAAGCGGAGGTGCTCTTCGAGACTTTGGAAGGAATAGAACTTTGAACGAATCAGAACATCAGATTGCGTTTTTCAACTGGTGCCGAGTGATGGGTGGTCGACATCCACGCCTTGACACTATCCACGCCATTCCAAACGGTGGATATCGAAGCAAGGCGACTGCCGGTCGTTTGAAGTCTGAAGGACTCAAGGCTGGCGTGTGGGACATCTTCATTCCGGTCCAGATGGGACAGCACTGTGGACTGTGGATCGAGATGAAGGCAGGCAAAAACAAACTCACGCCAGGACAAATCGCCTTCCGTGAGTCTGTTGGTGATGCTTACCTCTGGTTCGTCGCTTACTCGTGGGAGGAAGCAGTCGAAGCCACATGCCAGTATCTAGGCATCCAAAGCGGGATGAGCTGAGATATGCTCATTGATTTCGTCTGCGAGCTCGATGCCGTGAAGTTCACAGACGAGATACCAGATGGCCTTCTGTAGGTCGTCTGTCTTCTCCTCGCCATGTTTAGAACCTGCGCGGAGAAGGTATTTGAGAGCATTGCCACGCTTGAAGTCGAGGCCGTAGGCGTCGATTATCTCGATGGGCTGAATCGGTTGTTTACGGTAATGTGTCGGAACCTGCTTGGACATGCAGGGATTGTAAGGGGTAAAAATGAATCGTGTATCGCAGGCCGTGACATTTCTGTCATGGCTGTTCGAGCCATACGTCGACGGCTTTGTCGAGATTCGGACGATGAATCAAGGCAAGGTGCAGATGCGCTTCTGGCAACTTCCAAGGACGGAAGATGACTGGACTGGAATCGGCGAGGCGTGCGTCCAATGGAGCGACGAAGGAAATGACGTGTACGTCGGTGTGTTGCCACGCTGGCGCAAAGGAGGAAGAGACAATGACGTCCATACTGCTGGTGTACTTTGGTGCGACATCGATGACCTTACTGGTTTGGACCAGACTGCAACGCTTGATAAAGTCACAGTCGCTGTCAGATCAGGCAAGGGACTCCACTGCTACCGAAGACTCAAAGTGGCTGGTATTGGGACTAAGCCAACAGAACAACGCGAGTTCGTGCAGCTGCTTGAACGATGGATGCTCACACTCAGCG